CTGAGGAACCCGCTAAGGAACCCGCTGTCCCTGAAACGGAGACCCCGAAGCGTCGCAGAGGAAGGCCACCGAAGCAACTCTCTCAAGAGAAAACCCCTGTGACTATCAAGAAGCAAGGGGGCGCTCGCCCTGGAGCTGGAAGACCTTCCGCCAAGAGACCAAGAGGTGCCGCTGAGGAACCTGTCCCTGAAACGGAGACCCCGGGGAAGCGTCGCAGAGAGGAACCTGTCCCCGAAGAGACAGCAACACAAGATCAAACCCCTGTGACTATCAAGAAGCGAGCAAGGCCACCCATGAACCCGGACAACATGGAATTAGCTATTGTGCCCAGCGATTCAGCAGCTATCGACGCCAACATGGTGACTGAAATTGGAAACTCTCACGATGTGTTTGCCATGGAAAATAAAATTCGGAAAAATTTCCTCGAATTGTGGGACTTACGCAAGAAGCAACCATTCGATTGGTTACGTTATGGTGTTGTTGACAAAAAGTTGGAGGTTTACAGACAACGGATCATAATCGCTGAAGAAACTCCATCATCGGTTTGTTTTGAAGACGTCAATTCCAAGGATACCTTCGTATTCAGATTGGATTATGGTGAACGACTTGTTCAAGATGGACACGGCTATCAAAAACATCATGGTGCTCCGACACAAATTGTTTGTAAACAATTGGATTTCGGGGGAAACGAACGCGTCTATTGCGTCACAAATAAATATCCGGACATGCCCATACATATGCCTTTTGATTATAACCCGAACAGTTTGGTTACAATCGCTGATGAAATTATCAAATCGAGTGGATATGATGAGATGCATACTCCTCTTATGATTGGAAATAAATTCACAATGATTCCGAATTGGAACGATGGTGTTGAACAATCAGATGACGATCTCTTGAAAACAACTGGTCAATTAATGAAATGGGAGATCGTTGCAGAGGATGATGACAACTTCTATTTCAAATATCAGTATTTCCAATACACGAAACATGGTTGGTATCCGGAAATTGTTACCGAATTTTTTGAAATTTACAAGGAGCCCAGTCCAACAGAAGAGGTGACATGCATGGAGAAGTATGCGTATTTTAAAGATCTTAAAGATACATGGGACAGTGAAGATACAGTCGAAGTGAAAAATATTGGAAAGGTTGCACTGAAATGGCATGATGAATTTCTTCAGCACCAGGAATTAATCAAAAATAAACTTACTTAAACAATTGATGCATAGAATAAACAGAAGTCTTTTTTAATGAGTAATTCTATAAATATGAACGTCTTGCCATATCCAAGATCCTTTCAAATTACAAATATTATACATCTATCTGACATTCACATTCGAATTGGCTCGGATCCACAGCAAGCTAGGTATCAAGAGTATAAACAAGTTTTTCAAGAACTCAAAACATACTTGCAAGGTCATGCAGCTGTAAAAACAGGCAACGCAGTTTGTGTAATCACGGGAGATATATTTCACAACAAAGTCAGATTAGATTCATTCAGTGTATCACTCTTCAATGAATTAATCCAAATCATTTCAGATTTATTGCCGCTGTATATCATCAAAGGGAACCATGATATGCAACAAGACAAACCTGATGTCCCTGATATGATTGAGGCTGTATTGAACGAAAATGTCGTAAAAAACAATAAAGTATACTATATGCGCAAAACTGGGCATTATGTCGTTGGCAATGTGGGGTTCGGGCTAGTTGACGTTGCTGATACATTATTGAAGGGTACGTCGAGCGGAAAGCAAGTTGATGAGTTGCCCCGCTTTCCTGATCCATACTCTTTTCCTGATAATATCACAACTACATGCGCATTGTTCCACGGCACCATGATTTCGGCAAAGCTTCAAAATTACTCCGATTCTTCAGAAGGTTTTCCAGTAGAATGGTTAAATGGCTATGACGTAGCAATGCTTGGAGACATTCATATGCAACAAGTACATAACGTTAAAGCAGGGACTTGGACAAAAAAGAAAGTTACTTGGGCTTATCCTGGCAGTCTTCTACAACAAAACTTTGGAGAGGAGTTGATCAATCATGGTGTTTTGGACTGGGACGTGAGGAACAAACGGGTTTCAGCTACAAACTTTCGAGCAGAAGTAGGATATGTAAAGTTAAAATTTCGAGGACAATTCGATTTCAGGTGGACTGTACTAAATTATCAGGACAGAACACTGGAAAATCTGCTCGAGCACCCGCTTTGCCCCCAAAAATTGTTTTTACGTCTTTATAATAATCCCGACGCTGACAGTATTCAGAAGTTGAAAGCAATGTTGAATGAGCATGGAATTGAGCACGACCTTTCCATCATCCATTCGACACTATGCACACGCTCAAAAGAAACAAAACAAATCGATAAGGAACGAATGTTAAAATGCAACACACCGAATGATTGGATTGCGTTCATAAAAAAATGTTGCGCAAACGATGTACAATTACACGAAGATTGGGAGAAATGGATCGAAACTCCACGCCAAATGATGTTCCCACTTCATCATTCTATTTCTGAATTTTTGTCGGGGAAAATAGCAAATAAGAATGCTGATTTTATCAAACAGTGTGAATGTTTAGACGACGTTCTTCAGAATTTGTTGAAGACAGAACCAAAAGTTTTCAGATTAAAATACATCGAATGGTCGTGGATACTTTGTTTTAAGGAAAATTGTTGGCTTAACTTTCAAGATATGCATTCTCTCGTGAATATGATTTCAGGTAAAAATGGCACCGGAAAGACATCAATATTGGAAATCATCGTAATTGCTCTCTTTGGCGAGGGCAGTCCGTCGAAAACAAGCCATGCATGTTCATCTTCAATCATCAATCGACATAAGCCAGCTGGTGACAAAGCATACACCACCCTTATATTCGAATTGGATGGTGTCGAATATAAGATCAATCGATCATTCAGAATAAACACAAAAGACGCTGACAAGTTGAAAGATGTCGAGACTCTCATCACATCGGATTCGTTCACATGTGACCTATCTGGAAACAGAACGACAAATGAGTGGATCAGACACAACGTGTGTGATATTGAGCATTTTTTGCATCATGTTATGATTTCACAAAGTGAAAATGCTGATTTCTTCAACCTTTCAGATGCAAAGCAAATTCAAGAAATCGAATCAAGTCAGAACATTGATACACTGTATCGATTCATTGAGTTAATTGACAATGCAATAAAGTTACACAGCAATTTCTATGCAACAATACGAGACGGGTATGAAAACGATCTGAAAATGCACACCGATTCATTCGATGAATCAGCGTTTAAAAATCTTATCAAGCAAAAACATATCTTAGAGTCTAATCTTACCAAGGTACAATCAGAAATAGAAGAATTGACTGCAATCGCTCATCACTGGGGAGATATCAAAAACACTGATTTTGATGATAACATTGACGCGAAATTGAAAGAACTAAAAATTCACTTGTCATCATTCGATGATATAAAAGGAGAATCACTGGATACATTGTTGGTCATGAAAGGGCAGTTTGAATTTGTTGAGAAACAAATAGCGAAATTGAAAAGCATAAAGCCAACAAGTGACGTGGCAATATCAAATGCATTCATTAAAAAGTATGAAAAAGATGAAGCAACTTACAGAGCTACGAAAGAAAAAATAGAAGGGTTGAAACATCTCAGTGAACTCACCCACGCTAAAAGTAAAAAACATCTAATCAGGATTAGGCGCATGAAGGACGAAATGCCTGAAAAGCCCTCTGCTTCGTTACATGACATTGAGCATGACATTGCAAAATATACTAAATTAGATTCACAGCGCGAACAGATTTTGAAGAATATATCCAAAATAGAAAAATTCATCAGTAAGCACGACCTGTTGGTGAAATCAATCAATCAAACGAAATCAGAAATAAATGATTTGAATGAGAAACGTCAAAAAATTGAGTGTTTCAAACACCCCTTCAATCCCGATTGTGAAGCATGCCGATCGCAATTGTGGAAACTAGAATTGAATGATCATATGGAACATCTTTCAGTGAAACACGATGAATTATCGAGCTTGGAACTTTCACTTGATAACTTGTTAAAAGGTAGGGACATCGCCGAGAAACACGTATCCTTGCAACGAAATACAGATCACCTTTCCTATTTGAATTCAAAAGACATTCAAGCCATGCGCTGGAGTATGGATGCATGGTTAGAGATCAATGACTTATCAGAGAAAATCCAGATTGAAGACGATAAGTTAAAGAGAGTCGAAGACGAGATTGATAAAATAGAAAAGGACGTCAACGCCGCAAAAATGCAGCTAGCGAACATTGACATGAGCTCTGAAAGATCAGAATCTTACTCTGAGCATGTATATTTTAGAGATAACGTTGACACATGGAAAGATTTGCAGTCAATCGATGATATCGATAATAAGATACAGAGATTCAAAGAAAAAGATGAAATTTCAAGACGACTGAAATATTGGGAGCGCTGTGACGACTTCAAATCGAGTCACGATAAATTCAACAATCTCAAGATTGCAGAACAGAATATGGTTAAAGAGATCGATCAACTAGAAGTAAAAATCGAGCAAATGAAGCAGATGAGAAAAAAAGAATCTGCACTGGTCGAGAAAGGCAAATTTGTGGAAGAAATTCACTTGCGTAATTGCACGTTACAGTATATTTCACGGATGTTCACCGAGTATAGAAAGATTGTTTTCAATGATTTTATTCTACCTTATCTCGTCGAAAAGGTAAATGCTATTTTAAGTACCATTTCTGAGAATACATCATTGTACATCACGGCAAATCACGAGACAGTATCGTCGAAAGCAAATTCAAAGACTAAGCTGAAGGATGTCATAAAATGGCAAATGCACTATGATGGCGCGTTTGTGCCAATAGAGAAAGCATCTGGATTCCAAAGATTCATGATATCGTTTGGCATGAGAGTCGTTTTCAATGAGATGAACACTAAGATAAAAAATTCACAATTATTCATCGATGAAGGATTCACTACGTTTGACAATGTGCATCTCGCCAAGGTACCAAGTATGTTAGCAACATTAAAAGATGACTTCGAACAAATCCTCCTTGTGAGCCACCTCGAGGAATTACAAAATGCGATCGATAGCAAATTACAGATAAGTAGAGCAGAAGGACAAAGTTCAATTAAATTTGGAAGTGCTTTGATTATTGATGATTTCATACCGAAGAAGCGTGGCCGGAAAAAGAAGGAATTATTTGAATAAAATCATCACTTGACACCATAAATCATTTTTATTTCTTGATTGTTCTTTTCAACGGAATCTTTTTTGAGAATGACAAATTTATTATCTTCATTCATGATCGTCACATGATTTTTGCATTTGTTTGATTTGCGATTGTTTAATGCTTTCTTCACGTCGCTCACAGTCGAAACCGATGACCCGTTAACACTTTGAAGGATATCTCCCTTTTTTAATATTTTCATGGGATACGCGATCGATTCGATGAGTATGTTTGTTATGATAACTTTCGATTCGCCCTGATTTTCAGGTTGCAAGTATTTTGCATTTTTTTTGTTTTTTAGATCACATTTCGAGTTTAAATGATTCGCAGTCAGATTCATCAAAATAATGCCTGCATACACCATGTAATCTACTTTCTCAAATTGGGGGTAGACTTCTCGTATTGGCCTGGAGTGCTCTTCAAATTTGAATTTCGTTTTCATCAATTTACCTTCTCTGAATACGTCGAATTTCACAATGGAGTTCAGCTTGATACTTGACAGCATATTGTCGATTGACTCCTTCTGACCCATCCATGTTCTTTTCATATTCCCATGATAATCAATTTCAACTCCATTGATTTTGCAAAGGATATCTCCCACTCGTAAATCTACTTTGCTCAAGAGCGAATTTTCATAAATCTTTGAAATTATGACACCCCCAGCGCATTTGCTCTTCAAACATTTATTAAAATCTCTATCAGAACGCTGATGCTCGAACATCTCGTTCGGGTACATTACGAGGCAGCGTTTCTTTTTCAAACTACTTTCAATTAATGAAATTCTACTTATTGGCACAGCAAAACCTATGTTATCCATGAGCGTGATGCCTGCAGCATTTATACCGATGACTTTACCATTGTAAATTAGCGGGCCACCTGAATTTCCTGGGTTTATTGGAGTGTCTGTCTGTATGTAATTATCCTGCTGACCGCTGATGATGCCCTTCGTAATTTTCAGATTCTCCTGCCCTAGAGGGAAGCCAACGGCATATGATTCTGATCCAGGAGATACTTCAACATTAGCTTTGTGAACCTTCAAGAACGATTTGTTTTTGAAATTCTTAACACGAAGCATTGCAATGTCGAAGTATGGACAAAACCCCAGTACTTCTGCTTCGTGCTCTGTCTGACCGATCGAAGGAATGTTAATCATGACCTTTGTTGCGTCCTCAATAACATGCGAACAAGTGAGAATGTGTCCCTCTTTATCTATGAAAAATCCTGATCCAGCCGATTTTGTGTTATTTCCCATGTTTTGTGGATTCTCAAAGTCAAATGATTTGCTATAAACTGCGACTCTCACGACTGAATTGTAAAATGATTTAATTTCGCTTTCTTTCATCGTCCGAATTGAATTATACATACATTTTTTTTCAAAAAGCGCTATTTTTGGAGTCTATCAATGTACATTTTCTTTTGGGTTTCCAAATATGCCAATTCTTCAGCATTGTCGTTCAGTTCAGATCTCTTCTGATCGATAAGACTAATCATGTGTGTCGTGATCTGCCCATTGAAATCTGTGTCGATGTGTTCGTTGTTGAAGATCACATCGCAGTTCGCCCGATATAGTATGTTCACCATCAGCGGTTTTATTTCACCCATTTCATTTGTAGCACTATATGATATTTAAAAATTAATTCTAAACATCATAGCAGCTGTTAAGCCACCGTC